TTGCGTAACGCCCCTACAGACGAAGAAGATGCAGTGCCATTTATTGGCCAAGGCTTTGCTGGTTTTGCAGCAGTAGCCAAGAATTTTGATTCTAAGTCTTCGGGGTGGAGCGCCAGGTGGGTGAACAAGATGAAGAAAGAGACTTGGGAGACGCATTGGGCAGAGCTGTCGCTAATTGTAGCGTCTAGGCTCATTATACGCCAGGCTTATCTCGAGCAGCTTCCCACTTGGGACGCGGAGCAGATGTGGGAACACTACTGTAGCGACCCAAAGGAGGGCAGTGTGAAAGATGAAGCACACAACCCTTCTAAAGTGGCGAGGGGCAAATGGCGGCTTATTTGGTGCTCGAGTTTGGTTGACTCGATGTGCCAGTCGTTATTACACAAGAGGCTTAACGAGGCCTCTACTGCAGCATACAAAGATGGCGAGAGTACGTACCATTGTATAGGACTCGGTCACGACAGGGAGGGAGTAAAACACCTTCTTCGGGACGTGAAGAGAACTTTCAAGCGGTGCAGCGTCATCTACGGGTCGGACAAGTCTGGTTGGGATTTGTCCGTCTCCAGGGACTCTTTGATGTTGGACACTTACCGCAGAATCCATTACTCTCCAGATTGGACAGACGCCATGTTGGCGGAGGGGTTTTGCAACAGTGCTCATCTCGTGGCTGTGTCCGGAATTATGTTACTTGTGACTAGGTTCGGAATTACAGCTTCAGGAGTTCCTTCTACCACGTCCCAGAACTCGTTTGTGAACGGTGTTCTCGAAGTGGCCTGCGGAAGCCATTCTGTTAAGGCTAACGGAGACGACATTTTAACGAGCAGTTACCCGGACGCGGAGAAGATCAAGAAGTACGGACCTATTATAAAGGAAGGATCGATTACGGTCAACACTCCTGATAAGTTCGATTATACTTCTCACGGGTTCGAAGAGGGCAAGGAAGTCGTATTCCTGAACGGGGACAAGGCTTTTGCCAAGCTCCTGCACAAGCCCTTCGACGAACAGGTGTTGCAGTCCCTCGCGGTGGTGATGCGCGGTAACCAAGCGGACTTGGCGGTTTTGAAAGATATAGCCTTGTTCATTTACGGGTACCAACCGCATGTGGTGGAGAAGTGGTCTCAGCAGGACTACACCGTTGACCTCAACGCTCTCTGCGACTGAGGGAAACGCGTCGGCATCCTTCGTGTGTAAGCCCGACGGACAACCGCCTAAGCCCTAAACAAGGCCCTGGGCTAGTCGAGAAGGGCTCCAATAGAAACGACCTACACTATTCAGTGGTGGGGTCTTAAACAACACAAAACCGGCCGGTTGCGGCCTTAAACAATACAAAATTGGTCTAGAACTTCAAGAGTTCAGGCCTTAAATATGGCTAAGTATGCTACCAAGAAGGGGCCTAAGAGGCCCGCCGCCTGGGCCCCAAAGCCCAAGAAGAAACCAGCTCCCAAATCGACAGCGCAGAAGAGAGCATCTTTGGCGGCAGGGGGTAGATCTCGTCCTGGTAATCGGATTTTCAAGGACGTCTACGACCCTAGGGACCCAAGACCTATTCCTACTTTGTTATCACAAGGGAAGGCTCTGCCTTTGGCTGACATTAATCGTGTTAGTCTATCTACTCCTACTACCTCAGGGGAGAGGATGGTGGCGGTGGTAACAAATACTGGGACGGGTTCATTCTCTGTTATGGTGATTAAGGCTATACAGGGTTCTTCCGCAGGAGTTGCGGTCACGATGAATTCATTTCCCGTGGTAGAGAATTCTGGCTATACCGCCATCAGGGCTATGAAAATGGGCGTCACGCTCCGGAATTTGACTAAGAGACTGGATGTGGGTGGCGTCGTTTACGCGTTGAATACAGCCCAACGAATCTCGCTCCCAGTGGCTATCAGTTCCATGAACTCGGGCCATTGGTGGGCAGTTTCCGAGGAGATTGTTTCAATGACCGCCACAACTGCTTACCAAGGCACTAAGTTGAGTGACGGACCTCACACCTGGGTGAATTTTCCACTCGCAAACGCGGACTATGAACACTTCTTCATAGACGACCCGCCACCTCTAAATGAAATTGAGTATGCGAGAACGTGGTCAACTTACCCGGGAATGGTAAACGGTTTTGAACGGCCTATGTCTACAGTGGTTTTGGTTTTCCCTACGACATCGGAGGTGAATGACTATGAGTTAACAGTCAGGGGTCATTTCTATCTTCGTATGCCTATAGACCATATCACCGCTAGGTTGTTAAGACCTATACCAACAGCTCCGCCAGAAGGGTTGAACGCCATGAATGTGGCTGCAGACACCTTAGCACAGACGGCGAGGCTGGGTGAGGAGGCTGGAAATATTCTGTCTGTTACCAAAGCAGCAGGAGAACTACTAGCCGCCGCAGCCGTGTGACCAGACGGCAGACCTCCTACCAAATATCCTTTTCCAAAGGTATTGCCCCCGGTCAGGGCCAACTATAAGCAGATGTTGGCTGGACTGACCGAGAGACAGGCGGGAGGTTGAGCCAATCAGTCGGCAGACTATAAATGCGCTTGTCATTTTGCCCCCTTCGGGGGGGTGAAGTGGCGGGTTCCCCCATAGCGGTTTTCCGCGAAAATGCAGGAGGTAA